ATTTTCTATGGGATGAATATATAGCATGAGTGCATCTTCTGAGATAATGAACCGTGTGATCAAGTACTTGGTGGAGGGTCTGTTCGTGGCTGTGGCCGCTATCTTTGTGCCCCGCCACCGTCTGCCCATGGATGAGATCCTCACCCTGGGTATCGTGGCCGCGGCTGTGTTCGCCATTCTGGATGTGGTGAGCCCCAGCATTGGCGCTACGGCACGCCAGGGCGCTGGATTCGGCATTGGCGCCAATCTCGTCGGCTTTCCAGGCGCTCGGTTGTAAACAACCTTCGCTTAATGCCCGCCTGTAAGGCGGGCACTTAGTATGGCGAGAATGGTGTGAATACGTACATTTCCGAGACTTTAGTTGAGGAAATCGGCATTGGCGCCAACCTGGTGGGATTCCCAGGCGCTCGGTTGTAAACAACCTTCGCTTAATCCCCGCCTGTAACTAGCGGATAGGCTATAACTCCTTTAACAACCCAACTATCGTTTCGGTAAAGAAAATCCTAACGATAGCTGGCCCTCCCTCATAGTTTTGTATAGTATGACGAAACATCAGCTTTTTCATATTTTTGAAGGTATCCAGCGGCAGTGTGATATCATACCAACGCCCACTTAACACGTTCGCGTTCGAGTCGTAATATGTGTAGTTGTGCCAGACATACAGTGCGCCGTCTCCATGTTCAATCGAGAGCCAGTTTTCCTGTAGCGGTGTCACAACACCGTTTATCTCTATGCAGGCATCCACGATGTCAGGATTTGTTATATTCCTGAAACCGAGGGTTTTACTGTAGGAACATGGACCCCGTAGTTCCATTAATCTTTCTATTGAATAGGGATTCAATGATTACACGGAAAAAACGAACAATACAAAGGCGTACACGAAAAAATACGGCGATAAATCGTATGAAAGATATAACGATCGGCATCCTTGCCTGGAAATCACAGAAAACATTAACACACACTTTAAACTCGTACAAGCAACATGGGCTATTGGATATTATTCATCCATTTATCTATTTTCAAGAGCGCACAGCTAAACTCGATGCTCACGCAGCCGAATATGGGATAGATGATGTTATCGGCACACGTGCAAATATAGGGATATTTAATGCTTTTCTAGAAATGCTAAAGCATACAAAAACGAAATACTTTATATTTGCTGAATGTGACTTTGAGCTAATACATGGGAAACGTAAAACAATAGAAGTTCTAAGCGAATGTATACGCCTAATGGAAGAAAAGAATGTCGATGTTGTTCGACTCAGAGATAAAAAGGATCCAGGTGACCCACTATATGCGCGTACGGCCATTAAAAAGTCAGGGAAGGAACTACAGGATCATGATTTCGGGGATAGCTATCCTTATAAACTAGATACATTACACTTTATAAAGGATCCAGTTAAGAAATTTCCAGGTGCCTTTCAAAAGGTAAGGTATGAAAATGATTGGTTAATAGATATTTCTAAAGATATCTGGTGGACGAATAATATCACGATTATGAAAATGGATTTTGTTAAAAAAAGGCTTATTCCTATGATGACAAGGGGTGCCTGTAGAAAGGGTATGTATAAGAGTGTTGAAAAAGTTGAGAAACTCGAGCACTGTCTTTCAGATAAACTAAAAAACTATAGGGTGGCGGGCGGTGTGGGACTGTTCAGGCATAATCGCTTGGACAGGTAAGGACCCTGTAGTTCCATTCTGTGTATAAACTACGTATTAGTTGCATAAAACTTCACGTGCCGCTTGCTGGCTTTATGAACATCCTCGTGGTTCTTCGTGTATTTACCGCCACATTCACAGATATGTGATTCTGACAGTTCGCCATGATGCTTATCCCTATATGCCTTCATGTACTCTTTCATCTTATCCTTGTTGGCCTCGCGATACACCTTGAACTTTTCCTGTATCACTTCCTTGTTCTTCTCGTAATATTCCTTGCCGCGCTCCTGGATCGCCTCCTTATTGTCCTCGGCGTACTTTTTGCGCTTCCCTGCGATCACCTCCTTGTTTTTTTCAGCCCACTCCTTCTTTCGAGCCTGTACCTGGGCTTTATTTGCTTCTGCGTAAGCCTTCTGCTTTTCGATTATCTCAGCCTTGTTTTCCTCATAGTGAGCCTTTCGCTGCGCCGTCACTTCTTCTCGGTGCTCTTCCACATACTGCTTGCTATATTCACGCCGTTCTTCAGCGTTCTCCTTCCTATAGTTGGCTTGATAGGCGTCAACCTTGTCTTTATTTGCTTGGAGGTACTCGCGGTGCTGCTCGATGATCTGTTTCCTGTTGGCCAGGTAATAGTTTGCTACATTCTCCTTACGTTCTGCATCGGTTACTGATGCTCTGATGTGATTTAGACAATATATATCATTCAACGACTCTTTTATACATTCATCTTCTTTTAATCGTAGTTCTTCCCTTGTATCACATGGACATGTTTCCACGATATCCAGATGCACGTTTTCCCAACCGATGGCATTTATGTGCTTATATACATGTCTATCGGGAAATGTTACTGAATCTTTCTTATGATTATTCAATCTGTATCGTGGATGGTTGATAGTTGATCCGATATAGTAGTAGTTATCAATACATTGTAAAACGTAAATCACGGCACTAGGATAGTTCTTGACGGGATTCGTGGCGATGGCGGTGGAAGTTTCCATTTATATTTCAACATGTGCTTTTTTATTTCCGAAATTTTACGGGACCCGGGGATTTATTTTTTTAAAATATATCACACTCAAGGTCAAACAGATCTTATGAACTGCCAAGCCAGGTCGGCACAAATCTTCTCCCAGATCTTATCCTGTACGTAGAGCTTATCACGATTCTTCAACAACGGAAAGCTCGACAAATATTCGTCCAGCTCCAAGAGCTCACAGAACTTGTACAAAACATACGAATACGAAAGAAAGTTGCTCCGATCCTTGGGGCAGTTTTTCTGGAAGGACGGCTGGATCTCCTTGAACATGTAGCGCAACTTCTCCTCAACTTCCCTACTCATCACAGGGGCATTTTGCCCGTTCAGACGATTAATGATGTGCGGCACGTGCTCGTAATACTTGTTGTATTTCAACTTCTTCAGGATCTCCCGTACCTTCTGGCGAGACAGAGTCCGATAATCGAGAATACGCTCTTTCTTCAACTCTGCACAAATGGACTCGTAGACCTCCTGTGGGATCTCCGTGCTCTCCTTGGCCTGGAACTGCGCCAGCCACTCATTGAAATGGTTAATACGCTTGTAGGCGTAATAACTGACCTCCCTGGGAGGATCCTTATAACTCGGCTTATCGGAATCGACCAACACAAACTCCTGGAACCCACACTCTGTACAAGTGAATACGGCCTCGTTCGCGCTGAAGATCATCTCCTTTCGACACTTCTCGCATTCCCCATAGGGGTCATTCTCAATATCGTTCGTTCCGCGCACATGTTCTGGGTGGACTTTCAGCAAATACTGCTCGAGCAACTTATCACGTCCCTGTGATACTCCATCTGTCTTCACCACGCGCGTAGGATCATCCGTCGCCGCTGCAGCATCAAGAGCCGCTAATACGGACCCAGGCTTCGCCTTTCCCGATTTACGCTTCACTTCGTCCCCGTTCTGAATCTTCTCCTGCATATCGTAATATTTGTACAAAATATTGCCCGTGTCGAGAAAGTACTCGAAGAACTCATTATTCCCATTCCGCTTGCCGATATCTTTCTCCAGATCCGTGATCCGTTTCTGCTTCAACTCATATTCTATTTCATCCACGGTTTCACGACACTCCTTACGGAGTTTGTCGATGTCCGCCTTTAAAGAATCGACATCTCCCTCGCGTTCGAGAATATTCTGAATACGGACCCTGTGGAGCGAGTCGAGCGTAGTTCGGGCCTCAGGATTACTACGCTTTGTTGGTCTTATTCTGAAAAACGCATCATGTGAAGCCATTCTAACTTCTCAGAGGATCAGGGTTTAGGCTAAAACCTCTGGGTGTGTTTCAACCGAAAAAGGGATGTCCCCGGCAAGCCCTCTGAAATAGTCCAGATTTGGGGGTAAAAATGAGGATCTCCCCGGCTTCGTTAAAATCCACCCGCCTCTTGGAAAT